TGGAAAGACAAGGGTGCAACCATACGCAAGGGAGAAAAGGGCACACCTGCTTACTTCCTAGGCACTGGCAAGGACAAGTCTAATGATGACACCTACAAGTTTATGAAGGTGTACTATCTATTTAATGTAGCTCAAGTAGAGGGCTTTGATCAGTCAAGCTTAGAAGATTACGTAGCTATTAATAAAGTAGAGAGTAAAGATAAGGCCGAGTCATTAATATCTACCTTGGATGTAGACGTACAACACAGTGAAGAAAATAGAGCATACTTCTCACCACATCTTGACATGATAGGAATGCCACACAAAGAGTACTTCTTTAGCACAGAAGACTACTACAGCACCCTACTACATGAGCTAACACACTGGACAGGTCACACTAAAAGACTGAGCAGAAGCAAAGGCAGTGTGTTTGGAGATGATGCGTATGCACAAGAAGAACTTATAGCAGAGGTAGGATCAGCGCAGCTATGCAATGCTTGTGAAATAACTAAGACTACTAGAAGCGATCATGTTAAGTACATAAACGCATGGCAATCTGCTATAAAAACACACGATGATTTTATCGTAAAGGCGTTTAGCCAAGCTGGTAAATCAACTGACTATCTATTGGAGAGATACAAAAATGTTTCAACCTAAAGCTATGGATACTATAGCTAAGAGTGTGCTAAACTTAGTACTAACCTATAACAAAGGAAGTACAGAGAAAGAAATACTAGAAGGATGTAGGTTATATGTAAGATCTTCAATAAAAGTAGACGACCTATGCTATACTAAACTAATGCAAATTATTACTGATCAGCTACAATCTCTAAAATACAGAGGAGAATACTAATGTCAACACAGATAGGAAGTAAAGAGTGTAAAGACTGTGGCTCAAGTGATGCGTGTAAGATATTCCAAGACGATGACAAGATAGATAGTTATTGTTTTGCATGTGAGACATACTTTCCACCAGAGGAGAACAACGTGCTACCAATTAAGAAAGCAACTAAAACACAGAGCATACCTATGGATACTAACCTGATTAATAGTTTGCCTACTATGGCGATAGCTGATCGTAAGCTACGCAAAGAAACTGTAGAGAAATTCAATGTCAAGGTTGCAATGTCAGAGACTACGCAAGGTGTTATCGATGAGCATTACTACCCTGACACACTCAAGGGTAAGCTTATAGGATACGAGGTACGCAAGTGCCAAGCTAAACAGTTCAAGTCTATTGGTGATAGGAAAGGTGAGTACGATCTGTGGGGTCAGTCACATGCAGCAGCAGGACGCAAGCTATTTATTACAGAAGGTAGACTCGATGCTATGTCATTGTACCAAGCTATAGTAGATGTAAGACCTGAGAAGTACAGTTCATTTGAGCCAGCAGTAGTATCTCTTACTCGTGGCGTAAGTCATGCAGTAAAGGATCTAATGTTTGCAAGAGAGTTTACTGGCAAGTACACAGAGGTAGTGCTTGCATTTGATCAAGATGCAGCAGGTGAACAGGCAGCTCGTGAAGTACTAAAGGTATTCCCTAGATTCAAGGTAGCTACATTCTCAGAGAATGACCCATCAGCCATGGTAGTTAATGGTAAAGAAAAAGAACTATACCAGTCATGCGTATGGGATGCCTCATACATTCGCCAAGGTCAAGTGGTAGATGTAGAAGACATCATGGAGAAAGCAATGGAGAGGCCAAAGGTAGGCATCCCTTTCCCATGGCCTACGCTAACCAAGGCTTGCTTTGGTGTGCGACCACATCACTTACATGTAGTTGCAGCAGCTCCTAAGATTGGTAAGACGGACTGGCAGCATCAGATGGTGCATCACCTGTGCTACTCAGAAGGACAGAAGGTAGGCATCTTTGACTTAGAGAATAGCCCAGTGCGTACAGCTAAGAAGATTGCAAGTAAGGAAGCTAAGCTAGACTTTACAAGACCTGATAAAGAATACGATGATCAGTTTCTACATGACTCTCTTGTATCCTTGCAAGGTAAGGTACGCTTCTACGATAGAGGTGCTAGTCGTGATTGGTCTGACATTCGTGTAGCTATAGAAGAGATGCACCTACTAGATGGCATCAACATCTTTATGCTAGATCCTATCACAGCCCTGATCAGTAGGTACTCAGCATCGGAGGCCAACGACAAGCTCAATGAAATATGCACAGACATGGCTGATCTTGTTAGCCTATACCCTATTACAATCTTCTGCTTTAGTCACGTAAACCCTAAACCAAAGGGCAGTAAGCCACATGAAGCAGGTGCTAAGTGCTTTAGCTCCGAGCTTACTGGGTCGAGAGCGATTGAGAAATGGTTTCACTATGGTCATGGTATAGCAAGAGACAGGACAGATGATTGCCCTCCAGAAGAAAAGAACGTCAGTAAGTTTTACTCATTGTTTGACAGAGAGTATGGTCAATCGTATAATGCAGATGTATACTATGATGAAGACTCAGTATCATACTTAGAAACTACTAGCTCGTTTATAGGATGGAAAAACAAATGACAGATTACATTATAGATATAGAGACAGATGGCATAGATGCTACAAAGATACACTGTATGTCTGTGCATAATGTAGAAGGTTGGAATGAAGTACACGATTGGACAGCTACTACATACCAAAGCATGAGAGGGTTCTTTAGATTAGTTACTAGTGATGATCGTATCATTGGTCATAACTTTATACGCTATGATAAACCAACACTTGAAAGACTACTAGACATAAAGATACAAGCACAAATAGTAGATACCTTGGCACTGTCTTGGTATCTAACACCTGAGATACAGAAGCATGGACTAGATCCATGGGGTGATAGACTAGATATAAGCAAACCAAAGGTAGATGATTGGGAGAATGCAAGCTTAGAAACATATGTTAATCGTTGCAAAGAAGATGTAAAAATTAACCACAAGTTATGGATGTTCCAAGAAAGTATGCTTGAAACCTTGTATGACAATGACTATGGCAGGCTTATAGATTACTTAGAACACAAGATGAATTGTGCAGCATTAGCTGAGAAGTGTATGTGGAAGCTGGATGTAGATAAGGCGCAAGTATTTGCTGAGGACTTAGATGCTAGGTACAAAGTAATGTCTGACAAGCTAGCAAGTAGGATGCCATTAGTACCTATCTATGTAAAGTTAAACAAGCCAGCTAAGCCTTACAAAAAAGATGGCACTCTATCAGCAGCGCAAGTAAGGTACGATGAAATCATAAACACTAAAAAGTTATCTGATTGTGGTACAAAGTTTGTTAAAGGATACAAGGAACCTAACCCTTCGTCAATAAAACAAATAAAAGATTGGTTGTTTTCTATTGGTTGGGAGCCTGTTACATTTGACTATAACAACAGTCAGTACGCAGATGGTAGACAAGTACCTCAGATAAAAGGATTTGATGGTGAGCTATGTGCATCAGTAATAAAACTACAAGATACAGATGAAGCAGTGATGTCCCTCAGAGAAATGACAATCCTTAAACACAGATCAGCCCTAGTGCATGGCCTTCTAAAGAATGCTAATGATGATGGCTTTGTTAAGGCGCAGATGATGGGACTAACCAACACACTTAGATTAAAGCATACAGTCTGTGTGAATATTCCCAGTGTTCGTAAGCCATATGGTAAAGAGATACGTGAATTACTTACAGTAAGACGTACAAACCATACGCTGTGCGGCTCTGACATGGCCTCTCTTGAGGATAGAACCAAGCAGCACTACATGTATAAGCATGATCCAGAGTTCGTTGAGGACATGATGGTTGAGGGCTTCGACCCACACCTTGACTTAGCACTGTCAGCAGGTGCAGTTACGCAAGAGCAGGTTGATGAGTACAAAGCTGGTGTAGAACATAAAGAGGTAGTAGCTATCAGACATGCCTACAAAGGTGGTAACTATGCGTGTACCTATGGCGCGGGTGCTAAGACATTATCTATACAGTTAGCTATCAGTGAAAAAGAAGCGGGTGTTATCCATCGTGCATACTGGAAACGCAACTGGTCACTGAAGAACATAGCTAAAGAAGTTAAAGTAAAGAAGTGTGGATACCTAAAAGGCGGCGCAGCTAAGATGTGGCTATACAATGAAGTATCCCAACTGTATTATTTTTTAAAATCTGACAAGGATAAGTTCAGTACTTTAAATCAAGGGACAGGTACATACTGCTTTGACATGTGGTTAAAAGAAATAATAACATCAAGGCCACAAATAACAGGGCAGTTTCACGATGAAGTAATCTTAGAATTACAAGATCACAAGAAGGAAGAAGTTACAATACTACTAAAGGAGGCTATACAAAAGGTAAACAAACAGCTCTCTATGAATAGAGACTTAGATTGTGACATAAAATTTGGCGCAGACTATTCACAAATACATTAATTTGTGCTATAATATTCAGGTAATTTAAAACGGAGAAAAGAAATGGCTTTAAATAGAACATCACCAAAGCAAACTACCAACTCTACTGTTGAGTACGAAAATTTAACGGAAGGTGAACATGAAGGTCGTCTTGTTTACGTGGCAGACTTAGGTTTGCAGGAACGTAGCTACAAGGGTGAGACTAAACCACCAGCTCAGCAGATTGCATTAGGTATTGAGATCATTGGAAGTAAGGTTACTATCGATGGCAAGGCACAGCCTCGTCTATTGTGGACTAAACCTTTTAACATCTTCTATCAGATGAATGAGTTAGGCAATGAGTACAAGTACTTTAAGACATTCAATAGCTCAGCCAAGGTAGATACAGAGGCTGACTGGGACAGTGTGCTAGGACAAGCTTGTAACGTTATCGTTAAGCATCAAGTATCTGGTGACAACAAGTACGACAACATTGCTGACTTAACATCTATCCCAGCTAAGTATCGTGATAGCGTTGCTGATGCAACAATCACTGACATGGCTGTTGGTAACTGTGATGATGAAAATAACACAGCACAGAAGGCTATGTTTGGATTGGCTAAGTATGTGTTTGATAAACGTATTACAAAACAATCCGCTCAACTGTCACCTGTATCTCAAGGTGAACCAGAAAGCTTTGCTGACGATATTCCGTTCTAGTCATGGAGCTTCTGATTGATGGCGACCCTATAGTATATCGTATAGGGTACGCTTGTCAGACTAAGGACAAGGAGACTGGATTAGTTACGGCTGATTCAGAATCCTTTACCTTACATAGCTGCAAGGTTTTTGTTAGAACAATGATAAGAGAAACCAAAGCAGATTCTTATAAGGTATTCCTAACTGGCAAGAATAACTTTAGGTTTAAAGTAAGGGAAGATTACAAAGCAAATCGTAAGGGTGCAGAAAAGCCAGTACACTACCAACTGATACGTGACTACTTAGTTAAAACATTTAAAGCCCAAGTCATTGATGGCATGGAAGCTGATGATGCGTTAGCTCTAACACAGACAAAAGATACAGTGATAGCAACCATAGATAAAGATTTGTTAATGGTTGAGGGTAGGCATTACAATTACGTTAAGAAGGAATGGGCTGAGGTATCTGCTAAAGAAGGTGAGTACTTCTTCTACAAGCAAATGATTACAGGTGATAAGGTTGATAACATCATTGGTATTCGTGGACTAGGTGAGAAGAAAGCATCAAAGCTTCTTGATACAACCCCTAGAAAATT